CAAGCCCTGTGTATTGCGAATACACAACGGTTGCTAACCCATTAGCAAATTATCCAGTAGTAAAGCAAGCGGCTTTGTTATTGTTAACGCATTTGTACAACAACCGCAGCAATACAACTGACAATCAGCTTAAGGACATTCCATTTGGCGTGTCTACATTGCTTCGCCCGTACAAGCCTTTGGTGATGTAAATGGCAATTGCACGTTTTGAAAACATTACAGTTAACCAACTGACTTTTGCAAAAAGTACGTTTGGCGAACAGACAACGGCGCAGACCTTATGGTTTGTTACAAGAGCGCGTGTTCAATCTGTTGCAAATAATGTAAAGATTTCTGACAAATATCGTGTTTATTCAGACATTGTAAATTTCACTTTGAATTACACGCCAAACACAAAAGCAATAATTGATAATCAGAACTTGTATGCAATTAACTGGCGTGGCTTTGATTGGCGCATTGATAATGTGCGTGAATCAGATGACCGAATGACGGTTACTATTCTCTGTGTTCGCAACGACCCTATGGTGGCTGTCTAATGGCACAAATGAACCCTGTACAGTATGGCAAGGCAATCCAGTACCAGCTGGAGCAGATCGTTGCTCCTGTGCCTGTTTATGCGGCTTTTAACCGCAACTTTGCCACGCAACCAAAGTTCATAACGTGGATGCTAAGAAATGTCCACCAACCTGTTTATACGGGTTCATATCAATCTGTAAAAGGGATTGATACTCCAACATTTCAGATTTCAATATTTACGCAAGTAATTGAAGACGGATTTACAATTTCAAATTCGATACTACAATCATTGCATGGATATAGTGGCCTTTTCGGGGGCGCTGTAAACGGGTTTAATATTGCCAAAGCAGATGTGCAATGGCTTTATAATTCATACGACAACACAGACAAATTGGCGCAGATTTTTCTGGATTGCACAATTGACGTACCAACATAAGATAATTTCACAACTTTTTTTGAAGGAAACTCAAAATGGCATTACCTACCAAAATTTTACCTGGCTTTGCCGCCACGCTGTACGCGCAACCCTCTGCGACTCCTACGCCTTTGACTGTGGCTAACCTTTCTGTTTACGCAAGCGTAAGCGCATTGGCTATTTCTGGCAACTTAGTCCCTGTGGAAGCCATCCCTGCATTTGGTCAAGATGATGCTGTTGCATCGTTTGGTATTGCTGGTTCGCGTCAATCGGACAAAATCCCATCACAGTCAGCCCCAACAAGCATGACAATTACTGCGGCTTGGAACCCAAGCGATACAGTTTTGTTGTTGTTGCGTGCTGATGCTTACAACGGCACGATTGATCGCACGTTTGTAATTTCTGCTACTGACGGTACAGGCATTGTGAACTACGCCTTTAATGGTCGCGTGAGCCAATGGCAAATTGATAGTCAGCCAGGCGCAGAAGCCAAGGTGACTTTTACAATCCATCCTCGCGGCAACCAGTACGGTTGGACTGCAAGCACCTAATATGACGACCCTAACGCAAGTGCTGGCAGAAATGACCAGCAGTTACATAAGCCTTGATGTTTTGGCGCGTAGCCAGAATGTCAACGCTAATGATGTGGCAAAAGCAATCACCAAAGCAGACCCTGATTCTGCTGAGATGGTTGCTTTGCAAGCATTGGCTAAGTGGAACCCTGTACAAGTAACTGTGCAAGAAGCAGCGCCAAAAGATGCAGATTAAAGATTCAAACGATTTGCTTGGATTCCTTGTAAACCAAGCGGAAACCGGAAACAAGCAATGGTTTGGATTTTTACAACAAAAGATTATTGGCATTTCGTTGGCGCATCAGATTGCAGCTAATCATGCCGATAAGCTAACACCAGAACAAGTGGTGGATTACGTCATTGAGTTAAACAACGAAATATTTAATCGCATCATAAGCAAAAAATCATGACAAGAACAAAAGTCGAAGTAACTGGACTAAGCGAAGCCTTGGCAGTCTTTGACGAACTTGCAAATGAGATTGGCGACAAGAAAGCCACAAGTAAGGTTTTAGTGCCTGCTGCGCGTGAAGCGATGCGACCTGTTTTACAAGCCGCTAGATTATTGGCCCCAAAAGACACAGGCGATTTAGCACGAACACTTCAAATTGAAGCACGAAGACCCAACAGGCGCGATCAGCGGTCTAAGTACGCAAGCGCAACAGATACCGTTATCGCCTTGGTAACAACTAAACCTTTCCCAAAAAAGAAGCGCAAAGAGTTTTACGAAGAAAACAAAGCTCTGTATGCGTCTGATACAAAAGCATACAAAAGAAAATTTAAAGAATATGCTTTGTCTATTGGCTTTCCTTATGACGCAAGGGCAATAGCACAAGAATTTGGGTCTGCCCATAACGGGGCGCATCCATTTATGAGGCCAGCATTGGAGACAAACTCTACTGCGGTGGCCAACAAACTTGGTGAGATAATCGGTAGACGCTGTGAGCAATTCAGAGCAAAAAACATGACATAACAGGAAAGTACATGACAAAATTAGCAACACTACTTGGCAGCCAATACGAAAGCAAGCGCAAAGGCTTGTTTATTCGTCAATTTGAATTAGGCGGCTATACATTTAAAGTAAAAGTCCCAACAGTGGCCGAATCAGACGCTATCTATGAGCGCATCCAAAACCCCACAGACGCAGATATTGAAGAAGTCTATAACGAAATTGCTAAACCTTTAGAACAGTTTAAAGATCAAGCAAGCGAAGAATTCCAATTTATTGAAAACGATATTTTGGTTAATGGACGGTCTTTGCGCGAGACTGCCAGACTTAAACTAACAACGCAAAACAGAATTACTGAGTTTGTCAAATTGTTAATTCCAGAAACAGATGGCGATTCTTTGGCTGATTTGACCTACAAAGAGATTGAAGAAGAATTCCCAATGGCGGTGCAGATTGCTTTGTTAGAAAAGATTTCAGAAGCAATTAGCCCAAGCTATAAGGAATCGCGGGGAAACTAATTGGCTCATTGAGGAAACAAGTCGAAGTGGCGATGATCTTCAATGGGCATACACATGACACTCTGGCAGACATAGACGATGTAACAATGGCTCAAATACAAACAATGTATACGGATGGGCTAATTGGCAACAATGGCGTTCTAGAGGTTTTAGGATCGCTGACCGCTGGCGTTTTTAATTACATGAGAACGGCAAATTCTAGCCCTTATAAACTAGCCAACATTTTGGGTAATGCGTATGATTACATCTATCCACCATTGACTGAGCAAGATAAGAAACAAGCTGCAAACGATAGTCTGCTCACGTTTATGACACAAGCACCAGGCTTTCAACAAGATAGGTTTAAACATGGCTAATACGATTGCAAGATTAGGGGTTCGCCTTGGCATTGATAGCGCCGAATTTACAAAAGGCATTGAAGCTGCTAAGAAAGACTTAGCTAATTTTGCAAACGCAGCCACAAATTACGCAGCAATAGGCGCGGCGGCATTTACAGCAATGACCTTTAAGGCTTTGCAGTTTGCAGATTCAATTGCAGACGTAGCTAAAGCAAATGATGTTGCAATTAGCACAGTCCTTCAGTTGGGCGATGCTTTACAGCAAAACGGTGGTAGCGCTGAAAGTGCCAGCAAAATATTTGCTTCATTTACAACTTTTGTTGACAAAGCTGCCGATGGTTCTTTTGAAGCGCAAAAAGCATTTAAAGAAGTAAATGTAACCCTGAAAGATTTAGGCACTTTAAGCACAGAAGATTTATTTGCCAAAATATTAAAAGGCTTAGATAACATACCAGATCAGTTAACAAGGCAAGCAAAAGCATACGAAATATTAGGCAAAGGGATTAAAGGCGTAGACATAGCTGGCTTGGCTAATGACATGAGCAAAGCATCGTCAATTGCAGAATATCAAACTAAAGCTATTGAAGATGCGGCAAAGGCTTGGGATTTAATAGAAAAAGCATCGCGCAATGCAATGGTTACATTTACAGCTTTTGTTGGTTCTCCAATATTAAAGATGGTTGAATATCTTAATGAATTACCTAAATACATTGACCAAGTAACTATTTCTTTTCAGAAAATGGGCGACACAATTAGCATTGTTAATCGTCTTTCTGCCGCTGTCATTATGCGGGATCTAGAAGCCTTAAAACAAATTGCAAAAGAAGTTAAACAATTTAAAAATGGCATTGATATTGGATTTGATGGTGGTGGAGATAGTTACGACAATAAAACATCTATAAAAGATGATTCTGTAAAACGTAAAACAAAATTAGGTGTTGATCCAGAAGCTGCAAAAGCAGAAGCAATACGGCAACAGCAAATTCGTTTTAACATTACTCAGCGCCAGCAAGAAGGCAAAGAAATTGAAGCCAACACTAAGCGCATGGTTGAGCAATTTGCCACTGAAGTGTTGCGCCAAGACGCTTATGCAAAAGCCTTAAAAGATAGGCAAGCAGAGTTTGAATTAGATATTGCTGGCAAGCAAATGCGAGAAGAAGATTTGCGCCTTGCAAAAGATTTGCTTCAAATTGAAAGCAATCGCGCTGAAAAAATCAGAGAAATAAAACTTAATAATGATTTAAATTTAGCAGCACAAGAGCAACTTATTGACCGAGAAAATAAACTAGCAAATGAAGCCGAGCGTTATGCAAGGGCTAGAAACGAAGCGACAAAAGGTTTGCGCGAAGGCACATTAGGTCAAGGTTTTGGTTTAGCAATGGAAGACTATTTCCGAAATGCTGCAACTGCAATGGAAAATGGCAAGCAAATGTTTACTTCTGTATTGGGCAATATGGAAGCATCGTTAGATAATTTTGTACGTACAGGAAAGTTATCGTTTGCTGGCTTGGCTAAGTCTATTATTCAAGACCTAATTGCTATTCAAATTAAAGCACAAGCTGTGTCAATGTTTAAAGGCTTGGGGGGCTTTTTTGGCCTTGCTGCTGGCTCTGCAAGTGGCGCAACTTCCGCAACACCTGGCGCTGGCGGCTATGCAACATCAGGGATGCAATTTGCCGATGGCGGCTCTCCACCAACAGGCATGGCTTCTTTAGTTGGTGAGCGTGGCCCTGAATTGTTTGTGCCTAAAACTTCAGGAACAATTATTCCAAATAATATGCTTTCATCAAGTCTTGGCGGCACAACAAACGTGACCAATAATTATATTAACGCAATAGATACCAAAAGTTTTGAACAAAGGCTGTTGGGCAGTTCAAATACTATTTGGGCGGCAAATCAATATGCAAACAAATCATTAGCCGCAGTCGGCGGGAGGTCTTAATGTCTTTTCAATCTATTGTTGATATTCAGCAATCAATGACTGTAAACAACCGTAGAATGGTTGGTCAGCAAGTTGCTCGATCTGGATATATTACTGTTGCACAATACCTAACGGCTGTGCCTTGGGTTTTTAGTGTCACGCCTCATAATTATTTGTATTACCCACAAGTAAGGAATGTAATACAAGCAATTGATAATGCAGACCGTCAAAACCCAGAATACATTACGTTTACATCTGATACGCTTAATTGGTTTACTAAGATGCAAGGCACAGCAACTGCTGCAACTTTAAGCTCAACACCAACGCCTAATACTCAGACCCTTGCGTTAACTTCTAACGGAACTTACAAAGCTGGTGATTTTATTGAAGTGGGTGGATATGTATATAAAATTACAGCCGATTCTGCTGGCTCATCTGTAAGTATTCACAGACCTTTAATTGGTACGCCAGTATCAGGTGCAACAGTAACGATTGGTAATAACGTCAGGTTTTATGTTGTGGCAGAGCAATGTCCAACGTATACACTAAACCCAATGACAAACGGCGCTTTTGTTGAATGGAATGGCCCTTTTGTTTTTCGTGAGTACATTGTATGACCACAATAAATGCAGTAAACAGCCCGTCAATCCGTCATGCTGAATTTGTAAAGTTATCTATTGGGCCGCTTGGTTCGCCAACTGCTGTTTATACATACTGCAATGCTGGTGGGCCTGTAATTGTTGGAGGCATAACTTTTAGTAACCTTGGTTCATTAATGTCTGTTGGCGATGTACAACGCGATATTAAAGCAACCAGTGACGACATGACTATTGCTTTGACAGGACTTAACCCTGCAAACATTTCAATTATTTTGTCGGCAACAATTAAAGGCTCCATTGTTGAAATATGGCGTGGATTTTTAGATTCAAACAATCAAATTATTACAACGCCAACAACGCAATTTTTTAAACGTTATCAAGGAATAATTAATAACGTAAGCATTACAGAAGATTACAACATGGAAGCAAGAATGAGAATTGCAACTTGTTCAATTTCTTGTTCTAGTATGCGCCGAATTCTTGAAAACAGAATTTCTGGTGTTAAAACAAACCAAAAAAGTTGGCAAGAGTTTTACCCAAGCGATACATCAATGAATCGTGTAGCTGAAATTACTGCAACATATTTTGATTTTGGAGCGCCACCTAAAACGCAAACACAGGCAAGCGATGTATCTACTGAAGTAGACACAGGCAGTGCAGGTTAAAAAATGATTTATTTTGCAACAAGATATAACATTCCAAGAATAATGGAAATGGTTGAGCAATATGCTTCTGAAAACCCAAACATTAAATTATTTGGAAACACAGAACTGCATGATGTAAAACACATTGAAGAATTGTTGTTTAACATTATTATGGGCCGTGGCTTTATTTTGATTGACAAAAATATGCGTGGCTGTTTTATTGCAATGCGAACACAAAATCTTTGGTGTCCAAAAGTGACTGAGTTGCATCAATTGATGTGGTGGGTTGAGCCAGAGTTCAGAGGTGTTTTAAGTGGTCGTTTGTGGAAAGAATTTGATAAAACTGCATCACAAATGTTAGAAGAAAAAAAAGTTGATTTAGTTTTTACATCTGTTACCGCAAAAAGCACTTTTACAGATTTCACAAAACGTGGCTATTCAGCAATTGAAACCAAGTTCTTTAGGGGTAAATAATGGTTGAAGCAGTACTATTTGCAGAGATAGGCATAACAGGTTTTGCAGCTTATGCCGCAGCGTTTGCTGTTAACTATGCTATTTCTGTTCAAGTTAATCGTGCGTTTGGTGAAAAACCTCCAAGTCAAACCGATCAAGGAACTAGAGAACAAATCCCGCCAAGTACAACAAATGCGTTGCCTATTGTTTATGGCGATGCTTATTTAGGCGGTACGTTTGTTGACGCTGTTTTGTCAACAGATCAAAAGGCTATGTATTATGTTATGGGAATTAGCAGCATTAGTCCCAATATGGATTTTTCATTTAATACAACAGATATGTATTATGGAGATAGAAAAATTACATTTGATGCTACAGATCAAGCTAAAGTAATTAGCCTAACAGATGCTGCTGGCAATGTAGATACAACAATAAATGGTTTTTTGTGGGTTGGTTTATATAAAAGTTCTGCGGCTGGTGTTATTACACCACTTAATTGGTATGTGCCAAGTTCAGTAATGGGCGCAACACCTCCTGGCGGTTACGATTTGCCAGCAGCGCAACAATGGCCTGCAAGTGGCCGACAAATGAATGGCACAGCGTTTGCCATCGTTAAATTAATTTACAGTCGTGAAGCACAAACAACATCATTGCAGCCAATTACATTTTTAGTTGCTCAAACTTCAACAGGATTAGCCCGCGCAAGACCTGGTGATGTTTGGTATGACTACATGACAAACCCTTACTACGGCGGCGCAATTGATGCTGCTTATGTAGACACTGCAACCCGTGATGCGCTTAATACATATTCTGATGAATCAATTACTTTTACAGACTATAACGGCAACCCTTCAAGTCAAAGACGCTACACAATTAATGGCGTCGTAAATGCTGGTCAAACAGTATTAAGCAACATTGATAAAATTTTAATTGCTTGCGACAGTTGGATGGCTTATAACGCTGCAAGCGGTAAATGGTC